TTTCAACCTTAGCCCCTGTGTATTTAACGTGTACAACTTTTCCAGGATTAGCGTTTATGTCATTCCAAAAAGTTGCACATAATGAATTAAACCCTTGACTTTCACCCCAACTAAATCTTCTCCATAACTTTGCTTTATGCTCTTTTGTATATATCCAAACGCTGAAAGCTCTTTTATGTTCCGATGTAGGTTGTGATTTTGCAACTCCAGGCTTATCATCCCATTGCCAATGATATCCACCTTCATAGATACCCCATCCCGTTTTAATAGTTGAGGGGTCAATAACTATGTGCACAATATCTTTATGCTCATCTTCACCTGACATCCAACAATTACTTTGTGAACTATGTTTAATAAAAACATTATCACTACTACCATTAATACCCAATATATCCATATTTTACTCCTTAATGTAATATAGGTTGCGCTTCATTGCGCCATTTTTCAATTAGTGTATATCTAAATTCAGATACATACTCATCAAAACTCATTTTGATTTCATTGTCTGATTCTAAGTATTCAAGATACTCGAGAACACAGAACTCTGAAAATCTTAATTCTTTATTCGTCTCTGTTGACATAAGCTAAGAAAATATTATTTCTTTTAATTATATCTATAAAATCATCCCAGCCACATGTAAATATTTTTGCATTGTCTTTAGGCTCGTCTTTTAATATAGCCCAAAAAGGCATAGCAACTTCAATTGGTTTGCGATTATATTTATAAACTAATACTGGTATTCGTGTTTCGCCTGCTGATATACATACTTGATCCCACCAGCCAGACTTGTAACCTTTGCCATCACTATAACATTTGCACTCAATTGCATAATTTAAAAAATTAATATCACATTCACCTTTTTTATACATTTGCTCAAAGTTTCGGGTTATATGTATATCAGCTTTATGCTCTTGTGAAAAATCTTTTAATAGGTTAACAATTGTTCTTTCAAATGCAGCCCCTTTATTTCTACTATTTACCATCTTTTTTTTGCTTTTTTTTCTTTTTAAAAATTAAATCCCAATTAGCATCAACCTTTTTTTTATCTTCAGGTCTTCTTTTTGAGCCTTTGCCTCCGTGCCATTTAGCCATTTTTATTTGATTTTAATTTTTCTTTTAAAAGTTTTTCTACAACAAAAATCATTTTTTGCCCGTTTTTATCACAATATTTTTTTAGTTCTTTATGCGTATCAGGCTTAATCCAAACTGCTTTCATTTGTGTATCATCCATGTTTTTTAATCCTTAGAGTTTTAGCTCTGATTGACCTCGCGTCTTTTGGAGGTGTTATTTTTTCTGGCTGTGGTTTATAGTTAATCATTGGCCACATTATTGTATGTTTATTTGTTTGGCCTCCATCAGCATCTTTAATTAATTCTTTTAAAGCAAGTTCTGCATCTTGTATCGTAACTTGCAAGTCTTTAATTAATCTTTTACTTTCAGTTATTGTTTCGCACAGCGTATCTGCTTTATGTTCTAAACTAATTATATCTTTATTAACATTATTATATACGATATTTGCATCATCACTTGTACCAGGTGGATAATATAATTTATTTTTTACTCTGTGATCAAAATCTAAAACTAATGAATTTAGTTCTTTTTGAAACTCAGGTTTGCGTGAGTATAAATAAATTCTAAAATCAGTTGATTGCCATAATACAATAACGGCCGCCCAGCTGTAGCCAGTGCATTCCATTAATCCTTTAGCTTGCAATACGCCACGCCACTCTTCTAAATCATTTGTAGCCATGTTTCTCGTAGCTTTACACTCTATAACACCAGGGCCATCTAACACTATTGTTTCTTGCTCTGGAATAATTACATGATCTAAATCTCCATTACTAAACGTAATTTCTTTAGCTATGCCAGTAGCGTCTAAGGAGCCCGCAAGGGGGAGTGTCGAATGTAATACAGGCTCCTCATAGTCTACTTTTACACTATCAAGGCCGAGTATATTTTTAGCCTCTTCGCATAAAACTGGTTCAAGTAAATCGCCCATACGTTGAAGCATAAGCTGTGGTGTTTGTTTAGGTAAATCGCCTTCACTGGCTTTAATTGCTGTATCAAGCCATTGATTCCTTGTTTGATATTGACTAATGCCTTTTATGTAAGGTAATGTTGAACAACTGGCTTGGTCATATCTTGTTTTTTTGCCTACCATTTTATGTACTCCTATAATATAAATCAGCAATTTCTGCTAATGATAAATCGCTACTGATTGTATGCACTTCTTCTGGTTTGCCTGGTTTTTTATTAATAACTTTCATACTATTGTCGTTATAAATAGTTTTAACATATTTGTTAATTCCATAATTATTAACTTCAATTTCTTTAACGCCTTGCGACCATTTAACAATTTTTTGGATATCAGTTACAGGAATCATTGGTACGACCTATGAATTGCTTTAACTTTTTTATAAAAATTTATAAAATCTTTTTCAGAATACTCCGCATCATCATAATGAAATACGGTTGACTCTACAGGATTTTCAATTGGGTTATCTTCAACAACACGCAAAAACCACAATAAAAACTCTATTTCTTTTCGATTAAATTTACGTTGACTTAAATTAATATTCATTGAACCGCTCCCATTAAATACGCAATTTCAGTTAAAGACTCTCGAACTTTATGTTCACTTTCTCCAACTTGAACTTTAGTATCGCCGGTTATGTGATCTTTGTAATAACCTCTTACTTCTCTTTTTGGTAAACAAATTTGTCCACCGCCTACTATATTAAATATTACTTCCATTCTTTACCTCCTCTTAATTCCCAATCCATATTGTGATCAGCAATTCTTGTATCTTGATTCCATTCATAGACTTTGCCAGTGCTTATATGCTTAACATGATTTATAGACTGGGCTTCAGCATTTGTTTTTGGCATATCAACAATTTGATATTTATTGCCAATTTTTTTTGCAGGAGCAAAGTTTTCATATTTCAAAATAGTTTCAAAATCTTTATAGCTTTTTTCTATAGGCATGCTACTTACCTCTCTTTTTAGTTTTGTAAATAGTTTTTAATGTTTCTGCTATCATTTGTTTATTAGTATCAAATTTAAAATCATTCAAAACTAAAACATTTTGTTTTCTTAGTTCTTGTGCTATTGATTCTTGTTGCAAAATCTTATCAATAATATAAGACATTACTTACCTCTCTTTTTAGTTAGTTTTACTTCGTGCCCTTGTTTGATTAACCTAGCTCTTTTTCTAGCCATGTAGAATAAGTCTCTAGTCTTGATGGCGACTACCCAGCCAATGCTAGGTAGTTTTACTTCTAAAGTGTATCTAGTCATTAGACTGTCTCTCTAAATCACTTAAAATGCAAGAAATAGTCCTTTGTGTAAAATTATGCAATTCACAACTTCTACGCAAATTTACATTTCTTTCATTACATTCATAATGTAGGTCACTTAGTATTGACCATGCTCTATGTGCATCATTAATCATTTTTTGTGTTACTTTTTTCTTTGTCATGTTATTTAACTCCTTAATTTTATTTAACATATCCCCATTATACAAGGCTAATATATATTTGTATACCTTTTTATATATATTTATGCATGTTATATAAAGGCTTGATAAAGTAAAATAATTAAGAGGCCGATATATAAATATTACTACTCCTTACTCAATATCTCTATATTTAGTCGGCCTCATTCAAAAAAATCGGTCTAATAATAGGTACAGAGGATAAGCTGTCTAAAGTTTCTTTAAAGGTATCAATTTCTAAAGTTGAAGTTATAATTTTTTTATCAAATGTGAAGTAAGTCTGGGAGCTTGTGTTCGGCTTAAAGAAAATTCGTTTATCAGGCATAAACACAAAAGCAATAATATCATAATGATAATGCTTATATATTTGGCTTTGGTTTCTTGAATTTTCAGTTGCAAAAACATATTTACCTTCAGGCGTTATATTTCGCGCTTTAACCTGTACTGTATATTTAGCGGAACCTAATTCGCATATTAAATCGGCTGGATGTTTTTCTTGACATGGAAAACAAAAATCACAATACTCTAAAAGAAATGTTTGTGTAAGCGACTCAGCTAAAGCCCCTAGCCTTGAGTTTGCTTGATGCTCTTCGGCTGTTTTTTGTGATGGCATTTTTTTAATTCCTCTGAATTAAATATAGCTCGTCTTCCAACCTGCTCTGCATATTTTGAATCAAGCAGCTCATCGCCCGCTTTTTCCCATTCGCCTAATTCCATATATGCACGCGTTTTACGAAATGCAAGCCAGGTGTTTATACCCATATTAAAAACCAAGTCCATCACAACCATCTGTGCTTGCTCAGGGAACGTTTTGTATACAGGCCAGTGCGTATCTAATTTAATAATAACATTTTTAATATCATTATTTAATAAAAAATCAGCTTCTTGTTCTGTTATGCCGTTTGATTCAAGATTTCTACCAATGCCTATACTTATAAACCCTTGTGAACATTCATATGGTTTTAAAACTAAACCTTCCCATTCAAGTAGTCTTTGTTTTACAGTATCAAGCATGCTATTTGCTGTGGATTCCTTTTGTTTTTTCAAATGTTCTAAGTGATGACATTCCAAGTAGCGATAGAAGTATTGTTGTAAGTTGTGAAAAATCAAACTCTAACTCTTCTAGTTTTAAATCAGTTCCATTGACTACCGCTATCCAAGTTGCAATAGGCAATACAATGTAATGTGTGCAAAGAGCAAACCCACAAACATATCCAATGCAAGGTCTCCATGACGATACAAACCAGTTCCCGTTTTTCGCTTCTTCAGCATTAAGGCTAATTTGTGCTTTATCCAGTGATATAAGTTCTTTTTGCAAGTCATGTGATAATTGTTCTTTTAAATCTTTATCCTGAACAAATTTATCCAAGACGTTGTTTGCTACTTCAGCAATTTTGGTAATACTCAAAACGTGCTTTTTACTATTAAAGTTATTAAGGATGCAACTATTGTTGTAAGACCACCTAGTAGCCAAAACTTCGTGCTATCTACTGATTGCTGTAATGCATCAGTTTTTCTATAGATAGTTTTCCATCTTTCGCTACATTCTTTTTCATGCACTAGAAGCTGTGTATGAAGCTGTTGTGTAGTCTTACGTTCGGCCATTATTCTTCCTCTATTACTTCCTCTTTAGGTAGAGTCTTATCAAAAGCTTCAATTAATATATTCTTATGATTATTAATCATGTTATATAGATTGTAGCTTCTTTGTAGCTCAGCTAGTTCCCTTCCAGCTACGTTTAATTCAACAGCTAAACGAGTTTGCTCTTCGTTTAAATCTTCTGCTGTGTATTTTCTACCATTAAAATTAATGATTGTATTTTTCTCTTCACTCATATTACTCTCCAAGTATTTTACTTTTTATGTAAGTTAGCCATTCAGGCTTCCTTTTACATATTATAAAGTATATTATACCTATTACAATAATTAATTGTACAAAAGTACACACCTACTCGCCTATAGTTTTTGTTTCAGTCGTAGGTGTTATCTCTTCAGATATCTTAGCATCTAAAGCAGATTTTAAGTTTGCTACTTCCTCTTCACCCATAATGCCTTCTACCCAACCAGTAACCACTTCATTAGTTAAGTCTGCAAAAGGTACAAAGTCTGTACCAATATCATCAAGTGATAAGGACTGAGTGCCATAAACACTAGCTGTATATGGTACTTGCTCACCATCTACTTCGTGTGTCTCGCTGCTCTCAGCGTTTAATCTCCAATGTACGTTGTAAACCGTATCACTGTGTTCTTCGTATGTGGGATAAACGTCTACTGTTTTGCAATCCCAATTGTATGTATTTGCCATGTTATATTTCTCCTATATTGCTGCAATTATAAATGCTAAGAGTTCATTATACCTGACTCCTAACCTAGTTTTCTCTTCGCCTGTTGTTTCGTCTGTCCAAGTGCTTGATATAAACATACCATAATCACCTGCATCTAAACCTTCAGCACTAAAAGCCTGTTGTAAATCTTGTGCCATTATACCAAAGTGTATTCTAGCATCATCACCTTTATCAGCTACAGCAGACTTCCATCTGTACTTTTTAAGTAATCCTTTAGCTGCAACTGCAACTCTAGTTTCTGCTTCTGTAATTTCTTCAATGTCTTGTTTTTCATTTATGTCTGATGTTTGGATAGTTCCGTTGGTGGCGTATATGTCTTTGAATCTAGCGTTAGTCTGTCCTAAATCTATGGCGTTATCACGAACTGCACCATTAACATCTACTGGTGCTACAACATTACTACCAAATTTTAAGTATGAGCCTGAACCATTGGTTGTACCAACTACCAAAGTACCACTAGCAGTACCAATACTGCCCACATCTGAGCCTGATTTTTGGAAAGCAACTATAGTACCATCTGATGTTTTACGATTAAAAATACCAGTAGTTCCACCATCACGAATATGGTAAGCACTACCATTTTGTAAAAATATATGACCTACTGTATTTGTGTCTAAAGAAGTTTGCCCAATTAATAGATTCCCCGATGTATCCAGTCTCATATGTTCTGTATATGGAGAATAACCTGTAAAAATATGGTTATTGGCATTAATGTATAACGGAGAACCTTGGCTACGGATAATATTATCTGTACCATCGTGTCCTATTTTTAAATCGCTTCCTGTTCCTGCTAAAATAAATTCATTATCACCAAGTTTCAAACCACCAACATTAGCTGTTCCTGAAAGGTAGAGGTCTTTGAAACGTTGGCCAGATAGCCCTAGGTCTGTTGTATTATCTTCAGTTGCACCCGCGTTGTTTGTAGGAGCAACATAACCGTTACCTAACCGAAGTCCTTTATGCCCTGACGCGATTGAGTGAATAAGAAGGTCGCCATCAACAGTACCAATACTTCCAACTGTTGTGCCATCTTTGCGGAAGTCTGCAATAGTTCCGTCTGTGCTTCTTCTATTCAAAAGTAAAGCTGCATTTGAAGTTCTTGTTATTTGAACTTTACCAGCAGTTCCGCCTTGTGCTAGTTCTGCACCATCAGTAGAAAGACCTGAAGCAGTCTTACCCACCAACAGATTGCCTGATGAGTCTATGTTTACTACTTGACTTCCATTAGTAAAAAATTCCATACGATTGTTAGTATGGTCATAAGCAATACGACCTACCGCACCACTTGTAGTATCACCAAAGAATATATAGTTTGTATTAGTATCATTAGCGGAAGTTAATCTTATGCCACCATTATCAACAAGACCTGCAACATGCAAGGCTTTTTCAGGCGAATCAGTGCCAATTCCAACGTTTCCAGCAT